TTCTTGATTGTATCCGTTTAAATAATAATTATACCATATATCATGTATTTCATAATTATGGAAATTCAAATTTAATTGTTTAGAAAATTTTTCATATTCTCTTTTAAAAGATAAAATTATAGAAGAAAAATCAATATTATTGTTTTCTAATAAACTTGTATGAACTTTACACCCCCAATATGGGTGCAAATAATCTTTATTTTCTATAAAATTTTTTTGAATCTGATTAAAAATATCAGTTTTAATTGATTCTTCAAGGTTTAAAGAAGTTTTCCATATTTTAGATGGAAATAAATTTTGAATCATGAGAAAAAAGAATCTAAATTCACAGTTTTTTCCACATTCCAACCAATCGCATCTAGGATTGATTTCAGTGGTTCAAGAAATGCTTTCTCAAATTGTAGGTCATGATCCACATATTTGTCAAGACCCAGTTCTTTGGGAAAGTCTTGAATAAAAGAAATAATATTTTCTTGAATAGTATTCGGTTTTTTCAAATATACAAACTTAATCTTTTCACCATTTCCAATCAAAGAATACTTATTCGTAAGTTTTTTCTGTTTGACATAATGATTGAACAGTAAAGCTCCACGCACATGAATGGGTGTACCCTTACTATAAATTTCTGATGAAGAATGATATTTTTGAACATCAGATGCTGTTCTTGGGAAGGCAATATCTTCTGGGCGAAGCGATCTAAACTGTTCACGACACTTATCAATAAAATTAATCACATCATCTTCACTACCAGTCATCATGATCTTAAGAGCATCTTTAATCATTTTACGACAAGGTGCTGGTGTAGATGATTTGACTGCTTCTATTCCCATGATCTTAAGTTTGGGTTCAGAATATGCAACACCTTCACTGTTCCACACATTCAGAATGTAGCGTTTCTTTGCAGTCCAGATTCCACGATCTGCAATATTCTCACGCTTCATCTGCATCTTCTGATCGTATGCATTCACATAGTCAGCCAATTCTTGGTAAGAACCTTCAATATACTTTTCAAGTTCCATTTCACAGACCTTATCAAGGAATGAAACAATGCTCTCAGTAGTTTTCTCTCTTGACTTGAATACACATTCAACCAAAGGACCCATGTTAAGGTAGATAGAATCAGTATCTGAAGCAATAACGTAATCAACATCATTTGTCTTTAGAATTTTATTGAGATAAGAATTCATCTTTCCTTCAATCCAGCGGATACTGACTTGCCCAGAAAGAGTAATTGCCTCGGCATTGGCTAATTTATAGTAGCGGAAATACTGATTGCCGATAGCACCATAAGCAGAGTTAAGAGAAATCTTTTTTGCCATCTGGATGTTATTGCATCTTGCAATCTCTTTTTCCAGTTCTTTCGTCGGAGTTTTTTCATATTTCTTTTTTGCCTCAATCATTTTCTTTTTGAAAATAACTCGTTCGTTATACATCTTCTCCATGAGTTCTGGCAAGAACCCACGAACATCCTTACGGAACATTGCTCCGTTAGCACAAACTGCTTGATCTTTATAGAGTTCAAAATTAATTTCTTGATTTAAGATCCTTTCAACATTTGCAGTGGGATGTCTTTCGTCCAGGAGGGTTTCTGGAGAAATGTTGTACTGCATAATAAGATGGGGATAAAGAGAATTAAGGTCAAAGTTGACCACCCAATCATATACCCCAGGATTCGGTTCCTTAACATATGCTCCCGCATACTTAGTGTCCTTTGCTGTACGTTCTTTAGGCGGAATTACAATATTCCTCTTCTTTAGATAGTTATAAATGATGTTATCCCACATGCGAACTTGATAGAAAACGTCACCAAAGTTTACCTTTGCATCGAAAGCCATGGTGAGAGCAAGTTCAATCAGTTTCATCTTGTCTTCCAGACGGTCAACAAGTTCCACGTCAACAATATTGTACTCTACAAACTTCTGCCAACCTTTGCTGTAGAAGTCTTTAAACGTATCAAACTCTGAGTGGTCAAGTTTTTTCTGACCAAGTTCAACATCGGCAATGTGATCTAGGCGATATGATTCTTGAGCTTTATAAGTGAACTTTTTATAGAGATCCAAATAATCAAGTTGAGTAATACCACCGACATCAAAATAAACCTGCTTTCTACCGCTTACATAAATTTCATTTTCCGTATTCAATCCCCAGGGGGACATACGTTTCATTTGCTTTTCACCCAAAACTCTATTGAGTCTACGGCAAATGTATGGAATATCATAAAGTTGTACGTTCCATCCAGTAATCACATCTGGATGATTATTGTCCCACCATTCAATAAAAGTTTGCAGTAGATTATACTCATCACCACATTGATGGTAAGTAACATTATCTTGTCTATTGTTAAATGGGTTAGTACCCCAAGTAATAATCTTTTTAGTATTGTAATCCTGAATCGTAATCAAAAGAATTTCTTCCGAAGCTGACTCTACATTTGGGAACCCATTTTCAGATGCAACCTCGATGTCCAAACTGTACAAACGGATTTTAGAAATATCAAACTTGATTTCGTCCTCTGGATATTTTTCAGAAATATATTGGGAAACGTATCTATCATTTCCATAGATACGAAACCCATCCACACCCTCATACTTTTTGTAGAACTCTCTACAATCTCTTACAAATCCAGGTTGAATTGGTTCAACACTTTCTCCCTCAAGAGTTTTATACTTAGATTCTTTTTTTGTTGGAATAAAAAGAGTTGGAGTATATTCCTCCTTAAACATTACATAATTTCCATTATCATATGCACGAACTAAAAACTGATTTCCAATTAATTGTACGTTGGTGTAAAATTTCATTTAGTCAGTTGCTCGTATTTTTCAAGAAGTGATGGTTTGGGATCAGTAATTGTAATAATTTTATCAGAGTGAATCATAAAGACATTTTGATTTGTCACCTCAAATAACCAAGGTTCCAAATTTCCATCCTTTACAACAAAAGGATTTGTCAATTTACAATCAGGTTCTCCCATTTCAGAACCAACTTCTTCTATTTGTGTGATCAAAATTTGATCATCAGATAAAACTAACAACTTAATCATAGCATTTCTCCAATGCATCCATTCTACCAATAAAAAAGAGGGGAGTCAACTGGATTGTGCCAGTTTCCCCTCTGCGCCGACGATATTCAATTCTATTTAGATATAATCTTTTCGTTGGTGATGTTGAGGAACAATTTTTTTCAATTCAATTGAAAGAAGTCCGTCTTCAAATTTAACTTCTTTGACTTCCGTATCATCTGCAATTGTCCATGCTCTCTGGAAACTTCTTTGAGCCACTCCCCTATGGATGTAGTTTGACTCGGAAGATTTATCTTCCTTTTGCCCTTCGACAAAAAGTTTTCCATACTCGGTGTACACATGAACTTCCTCCTTTTTAAATCCTGCAAGTGCAAGTTCTAAGCGAGATTCTACATTACTTACTTGAACAAGATTGTATGGAGGATAATTTGAATTGGATTCAAAGTTAAACAGACGATCAAGGTATTCGTCCATACCAATACTATTGCGAGTAATCTTATCCATCAATGCAGGAAGATCCGCAGCAGTATAACGTGTAAGGTTAGTCATTATGGTAGCTCCTTTAAAAGCGAGTTTGTGTTTTGTGGACCCTTGCGGCATCCACTACTAATTATACAAGAAACATAAAAAAGAGAGTGTTGAACTCTCTACAAAATTATTCGGATACCACTAGTAAAATTGATTTATTGATAGGATCGTTTGTATGATTTGCATACTCAATACTATGTTTTGTAAAAATATCAAATCCTATAGAAAATCTTTCTTCATCGAGTATTGGATCCACTTTATGCTGAACCCATGAAGGAAATAGTGTCATTCTTCCTGGAATATTTTCTACTTTATAAAAACCATATTCAGATGTTAAATGTGGTATAACAAAATCTGTTGTAGTTTTATTATTAGAGATGGTAATATTTCCACTTAAGTAAGTATTTTCGTGGGTAGAATGTGAGTGCAATTTCAATCCATCATTTTTTGTCAGGTTAACTGCCCATCCCCTAATCCATAATATATTTTCACATGTCATATTTAAAGATGACATGTAATTTTTATATACTGTTAGAATACTTTCTTTTAGATATTGAATGACATCATAATTCCAATCGAAAATATTATAGGTTTTCCAAACATCGTGACATATTCCCAAATTATTATTTTTAATTATTTGGATCACCTCTTCGGTAAACCAAGGATCAAAATCTTCAATCCATAAAGGAACGTCATAGATAGGAGCAAAGGGTGTGTTCGGTTCCCAATTCTTCCAACGATGCAAATTTGGATGGGTATTTTTTACTTTGCAACTAGCATTATCTAAAATGTTTTGAATCATTCCTCAACAATTGCCTTTTTCTTTCCAATATTATATTTTTGTTCCAGAATCCACTCACCTTTATCTCTGTGAGCAATTACTTTAATTTGATTCAGAGGAGCAATATCTTGAACCAAATCTTCATTAACAATAGTGATCAATCCCCAATCACCAAGTAAACGGACAATTCGATTGCGGCGCTGAACATCGTTTACAGTAAGATTTGCATACTTGCCATCAAGAGCAAATAATTCTTTGAAGTGTACAATATAATACTTACCTTGTTTGTGTAAAATGTGACAACTTTGATAGAGTTTTTTCTCCTTTCTTGATGCCACTCCAATACGTGTCAAAGTTTCACGCACTTTTAGAAAATCGTCAGGTTCATTTAAAAGGACTTCTACCATCATATGAGGAGCCCAATTTACCTGAGGTTCAGTTGTTTGGTTTGCCATTGTTTCCACCAGTTTCAAGTCGTTTTTTTATGAAGTCGAGTTGTTGTTTAGATAAGATCTTCAAAGCCTGAAATGCTTTTTCATTACTATAACCATAGTATTGTTTAATGCATTCTAAATCTTTGATATTTTCCTTACGGAGCCAGGGAGAAAATCTCTTCTTTTTCCTTAGACTATTTAGATAAAAGGAATATTGTAGATTTTTATCAAGATGGTGATTCATGTTCATTTCATTTGCAAACATGACACAATCAATATGTCCCGATAAGCATCTATTAATAATATATGGAGGATAAGATTTTATATCTTCCGATAAATCTTCTTTTGTAAAGTTAATTGAATTTAACCAGTCTTTCAGTTCCATTATCTAATAATTTGAATTTCATCATCATCTGTCCAGAGTTCGACCTTGGTTCTGAACCTACCCTCTTCTTTTAATTTTTCATATCTTTTTGCTGATTTCTTTTTCCACCAAGAGATAATATTTTCCAGATAAAACTTATCCCAATTAGGACCGCGAAGAAGTTCTTTCTGTTCACCAAGAATTACTTCTCTAACATTCGAATATCCATAGTCGGATATGTAGAATCTTTTCTTTTGAGTTAATGTAAATGCAGCGCCAATTACAGTATTAAATTCCTCAAGTTTTTGTTTGTCTTGAAGTGAATTGCGAATGATAGAAATCATCTTTGTTTGTCGCTTCATCTTTTTAGATGAGGCTTTATTATCAGTTAATGGAGTATTATTGTTCAGTAAAGTAAATCTGTCATGCAACTTATGAAAGACTTCATCGTGAAGAAGTGGAAGAAATTTACTTTCAGTAAGACCCTTATATCGCATAAAGGGTTTTAGACCATCATATTGAGATGCATCTGTTGTGGATCCGTAAAGAGATGTAGTCTCAAACAAAGCAATATCTTTTTCAAATACTTCATTTAGAGACTCTCTTGCAAGATGAGAGCAGCAAAGAAGAGCAAGAAGTTTACCACCAAGATAGTTGTATCCAAAAGGTTGTGATGGGACAATTACAAATCCCATGGCTGCATGTCTATTAAAAATAGTAAGATCTGGAGATTTCCCTAACCATTCGTTTCTTGGTTTCGAATTAATTGTAGGTGAACCAAAACGAATAAACCCAAGAACCTTTTTGGTATTCTTTTCAAATACCATCCAACGCAGTTCACGTCCAGGAATATTTGATTCATTGTTATGTGAAGAAACTGCTCTGAGAAGATTCACATAATGTTCTTGAGGGACAGCATTTTGAAATCTAGTGCCGACAAACTTAATGTCAAAATCCATGTCTTCGGGATGAATATCCTCATTAAAAAATTCATCATGCAAAGATACAAGAGAACTTGTAGATGCAATGACTTCTTTTTTTACAAACCTCAAGTAGTCCTCAATATTGGACATATGAGAAAAATATTCAATAAACTCATTTGCAGCCCAAACTGCATCACTTTCACTAATAATCATGTTTAAGAATAAGTGGCAACAAGAATTACCCGTCTTTTTGATGGGTCAGTATAACCGTGCGTATGAAATTTAAATCCATCAAATATTAACACTTTATCTTCTTCAGATTTTATCTCCTCTTCAATTTGCAATGGATGATTGTCATATGCAAATGAACTTTCTAAGTAATCTTTTCCAAATTTTTCTTTAAAAATAAAAGTGCTTCCTTTAATATCGGGATTAAGATAAATGATAATATTGTTGTGTGGGAATAAATGATCCACATGAGGATCACCATATCTTATGGGATGATGAAATGAAGAATTAAATGCAATTCTATAAAGAGTTTCCACTTTTATTTGGTTGAAATCAAAAATTTCTGCAAGCACAGTGATACACTTATCATAACATGCAGAATTAATTTTTGATGGTTCTCCATTGATAGGTTTTATTAATGGAGTATGCATGTAGAATGGAAAATGTTCTCCACTATTATACTGAGATCTAGTTGATGTACCATAGTAATACCAGGAAAAATCAACTCCTAGAACTTCATTTTTTAAATTTATATAATTTTCTGTTAGTGGATTCTTTAAAATTCTTATCATTTAAATTCGCATTCAACCATAATTTCAGTCAGTGCTGCAAGCAGATTAATTTCTTGATCTGCAACAAACGCAATCTGATATTGGTATTTAGCTATAATCAAAACAGCAGCAGGAATAGAACTAGGAACAAGAAACTCATAAGATGAGTCATAAATGCGGCGAAGCAAATCAGAAGAATCGTTGTCCAAATTATTGACCACCCATTTACGGACTTCGGGAAAATTTTTCTCTTT